CGGTGAGAGGAGCTGGTTGCTGAGAGCACGCTGCCCTCCATCTTCAGCTCTGTGCCTTCGGGATGCGTGACTAGGATCTTCTTGTCGCCAATCTTGAGCACACTATGCATTATTCCTCCGTCATGTTAGCCGACCGGCGCACGTCGCGGTGATCCTTCTTCGGGATGAAATGCAGCGCCCCAGAGCGGAGCACCGGGGAGCTGGACACGTTGGGAAGAAACTCGATACGGACGTTCACCCATTCGCATTCGATAGGGGGAAGGTCATAGCGCACGTTGGTGTATTCATCGCCGGCTGCTTTGGGCTTCAGATCGTACACCTTGCGGTAGCGGAACGTGTTCTTGTGGTCGACTGCCACGCTCAACGCACACTTCGCGTAAGCGTTAGACTCGAACACCAAGGTGGCTCCCGTGAAGGCAGAAGCCATCTCGGAGGGCCGCATCCAATCCGTGTCGTAGTAGCGGCTCACGCTGGCAGTGCTGCTTGCGCTGATGTTGTCCAGCTTGTCCGTGGCGCTGTCCATCGTGTAAGCAATCGTAGCGCTCTGTCCGATCAACGACTGTTCCGCTGTCTTCGTCCAGCGCACCATCTGCACAGCGCTCCACGGCTGTGAAGTGCTGTAGGTGCTGTAGGCGAACTCGCCGGTTTGGTAGTTGAAATCAATCCGCCCCGTGTTGCCGCTCGAATCGAGCGGGAAGAAGAAGCAATAGAGATTGCGGTCATCCATCACAGCGGTGCGGCAGTTGGCTACGCCCGCCTTGTAGAGATCGTTCTGTAGAATGTCCGTCACGTTAGGGGGCAGCGGCTCGAAGGAGTTGGGATTGACGAGCCCGAGCTGGTAGTCGTCCCCCAAGTAGATGACGCCTTTATCTCCAATAGGCTGACAGCTGTAGGGAGCCAGCGTTCCAGGAGCCCCCTGGACAAGCCGCTGTGTGAAGCGCACTTGACCGCCCACCCACCGCAAAGCCACCACACCGTCTTCCTTCATTATCATCGCAGCTTCGCCCCAAGGGATGCCGGCGAGCACAGCTCCCGGTGTCTCATTGAAGTTGACTAGGTTGGCTGCGCACTGCGTCCAATCGGTGTCAGGTGTCTCTGAATACTGCCCACGGCGCGGAGCGAAAGCTGACGCAGCCGTGTCATAGATGTTGAGCAAGAAGAGGAAGCCGTAATAGGACATGATGCCCTTGGCTTTCGGAGCGGTGCCTGATGCGATTGCAGCTGTGTTGCCGCTCCCTGTCCAGCTCCGTGGATTGTCCTTGCCTTCATTGACGAAGTAAAGCGTGCCTCGGAAGTTTGCCCATTGAGGCTTATCGCCAGCTGCACCGTTTAGCGCTGTGCCGGTGATATCAGACCAGGCCCCGCTCGTGCTCTTCTCCACTTTCGTAGGACCGATGCGCAGCAGGGTTGTCGCCAACGTGCTGTCTGCCACATGAGGCATCAGATGGAGAGCGCTCTCCGACATAGCCCCGCCGAAGGTGCTGCTGTAAGACACCCCGCCTCTGCCACGGACGTTCTGATGGTTTATCAGGACATTCTTGAGCGAGCGGGTGTAGCCCTGCTTTGGAACAGGGAGAGACTTGTCGAGCCCCTTAAAGCCCGTGATGGGAGTAGCTTGCTCAGTTGCCGAAGCCATGGTTCACGCCCCTTATCGATAAAGCCCCGGAGCAGTGACGTTCAGGAGTTTCGTCTGCACAGAGGGCACGTTGGAAGTGGAAGTCGCCACCACCTTAATCAGGTAGGGGCCTTCTGTAGAGCCTGCGCGGAGCGTCACTGTCACCACCGTTCCACTAATGGAATGGGTGACAACACGGTCGTCCGTGACGTTCGCCCCGGTGGAATTAACAGCATACACAACAGCGCTGAATACAGTAGTGCTCTCTGGAATGTAGCCACTAAACTCGAAGTCTTCATCAAACTGTTCATCTGTGAAACGCTCCAGTACGGCAGTGTAAAGCAAATCAGCCATTAGAAAAACCTCGCATGATTGTGCATGGTGTTCACTTTCTCACGAGCTGCCGGCACTAGCTCAGCTTCGAGGGCAGCGAGATCCTGTCTAAGCTGCTGTCGTTGCTCCATCCCGAGATCGTAATCGGGGGCCAGCCGAACAGCCAACTTGTAGATAAGATAATCTTCCCACCCAAGAGGGAAATCGGGATTATCGTATTGGCTGTCAAAGTCGTAGAGAGGCCGCTTGTAAGTGAGTACGAGTAAGTCTCCATTGTCGTATTCCGTGGATGTAGCCCATGTGTCAGCCGTGAGGGTTTCATCGCCCTGAATCCAGAACAGCCGCCAGCTGGCTCCGCTGCCAGGCTTATTCTCCGAAGAAGCCGTGTGCTTCAGGATGCAGGTGTACGTGTAGTCGGACTGCACAACGCTATCGCCGGCTGTGACGCTCGAAGGAGCGGGCCAGAGATAAAGCCGTTGATCGCTGAGCAAGCGAGCCCGCTTCAGATAGAGCTTCAGCGGATCGCCTGTGTCGTTCTTCGGCACCAGGCTGGAATAAGCTTCCGCAGAGATGATATCCAAGAGATCGCTGTCATCCCCATCTGTGCCGCGCACAGTGGCGGAGATCAGCTCCTGAATGAGCGGAAGGTCTTCGTTTGAGCTGAAGATGTAGCGGCCTGCCGCTAGGGGCAGATAGGCCGTGTCCAGAGCCCAAGCGCTCTTCGCCAAGCCTGTCTGCTTCAGGTCCTCGGAGCGGAGCAAGTTGTTGAGCGCACGGATAGCTTCGCGCAGCTTATGAACCGGAGGGTTGCCGTCTTCCGGCCAGCCCTTGATCTTGCGCAGGGCCGACGCGATAACCTCATTGCGTGTGAGAGCGAAATCTGCTGTTGACCCTGTAGCCATTATCTCGGTCCTTGATAGTTAGGCGGAAACTCCACTTGACCCGTCGCTGGATTCATGCGGGGGAGAGGAGCGTTGAGCGGCGGAGCCGGTGGTTTGGCTAAGCCTAGACGCTGCAAGAGCTGTATCACGGTGTCGTTCATGCCCTGCGCGGCCTTGTTCATGCCCGGTGTGTCGAGCGGGATGATATTCCGAAGAATACCCTTTGCTAATTCGCTGGAAGCGTCATCTGCCATATCTGCTCCTTGTCGGTGTGGTGCGATTGAAGAACAGCGAAGCCATGCTCGTTGGCCCGAAAGGGCTCATCCCGTAATCAGGCTGCTGATACTGCTCCTGCTTGTACTGCTGCTGCGCATAGGGATTCTGTGCGTAGGCTTGCTGCTGAGGATTCTGCTGCTGATACTGATTCTGCTGATAAGGATTCTGCGCATAGCCCTGCTGTTGGTAGGGGTTCTGCGCATACTCCTGCTGCTTATACTGCTGCTGAGGGTAGAACATCGCTCCCCCTTATGTCTCGAAGATGATCTCCACGATCACGTCTGACGTGGGGCCTGTAGTGCCCGCAGTGCCGCCAGCTGTGAGACAGGCCGCGACGAGCCCGGTGCCGTAGGCCAAGCCTTCAGGGAACACGACATAACGTTTGGTGGCCGCAGGAATCTTCAGGATGTAATCAGGAGCGGTGGTGCCCACTGTGACGGAGCCCGCAGCCAGATCCCAGAGCTTCAGGTAGCTGGCTGCGCCAGCGTTGGCTGTGTTGTCCACCAGGATGCTGTGGATCGTTCCCGAGGAGTTGTCAACGCCGTCTTTGGTTTCTGCAAGATCGGTGTTGCGATACTTGTAGAGCCCCGAAGGGGTGCTGATGCTGATTGTGCTAATTGCCATTGAGATACTCCTCGTGATACTGATTGATGCGGACGATGTAGTCTTTTGTCTCTTTGGGAAGCGTGTTCTTCCAATTGCTGTTCTGCCACACCTTCAGCACGTTGCCAATGCCCCAATTGTAAGCGGCGAAGGCACAGTCCCAAGTGGTAACGCGACCGAGGAGCCATTTCATGTATCGAGCCTGCGCTTCGATGTTGGCTTCCGGGTTGAACACGTCCTGCCCTCTGCCCCATTCCCCCCAGGTGGGAGGCATAAACTGGCCGAGCCCCTTCGCGCCCACGCCTGACTTGGCAGTAGGGTTGAATGCGGACTCGGCTTTGATCTGAGCCTTCAGCCAGAACCACTCTTTGCCATGGAAGCCATTCTCCTCAGCGTAATACTGAATCAAGCTGTCATAGCGATTGTCTTTTCTCATGGTTACGCCGTGGGCTGCTGGCCTTCCCAATAAACGTACACCTTGCCGCCGCTAAGCGTGGGGCAAATCAAGCCGTTGCACTTCAGCGGGATAGGGAAGCTGATCGGAGGAGCCTGCGTCATGCCGCTCGTGATGACGGTGAGGATCTCTTCGTAGATCACCTTACCATTCTTGTCGGTGAGAACCACCGTGTCGTTGTCAGTGGCACCGGCATCAACCGTCCACTTGATGGCTGTGATGCGGAAAAGATTGCTGATGACAGCGGTGGCCGCTGCCGTATCGAGCACAAGTGGATTGTTGGTAATGTCGTTAGCCATGCTTTTCTCCTACATACTGATTGATATCGCGGATGCGAAAGTCGGGATTGTTACGCCAGAGGGCTTCGTAGATCTCCTCCGTGAACGCCCAATCAGCCTCCGTGTCGATGGAGTAGCTCACCCCTGGATTGTAGATGTAGGGGGGAGCGCTGATCGTTCTCACCTTGAAGTTTTCGAAGGCCCACTTGTGAGGATGCTCCCGCTGGTGCTTGGGGAGCTTCAATTTGTCGATCATCTGAAAGTAGCGAGCGTCGTACACTTCCGCTCCCAGGCCGGCTGGATACCCGTTGTCGAGCACGTTCCTGTCTAGGTTGGTGGTGAGCACGTCCCAGGAGCATGGATTCGCATTGTAATAATTTACGATGCGGTCTATCTCGTCCGGGTCCACCAGAGTATTATCACCAGGAATGCGTACAACAACA